GCGATTTGGTTCCGGTGGAGTAGAAAAAGGCAAGCTGTCGGTAGACACAAGCAGTAACATGGCGTTTGAAACTGGCGGCTCAGAACGCATGCGCATCGACTCTAGCGGGGCGCTTATTCTTTCTGGCAATGGAGGAAGCACTACTAACTCAGTAGACATATCCTACAATGGCACAAGCGGTCAAGGTTCTTTTAATGCCGACTCTGGCACTGGAAATACTTTCTTGACATTTGGCACTTCTTCATCTGGTTCTTTGTCAGAAGCCATGCGCATCGACTCAAGCGGCAACGTGGGTATTGGTGGGACAACCACTACAGGATGGGCTAATAAACAGCTAGTTCTTGACGCTGGTTCAAACACTTCTGCCGCATTTGTAATGGTAAATGATACAACGGGTAGAGCAGCAACAGACGGTTCTGTAATTACTTTGTCAGGTTCAGACATGTATTTAATACAGCGTGAGTCTGCAAATATGATATTCCGAACTGCAAACACAGAACGCATGCGCATTGACTCAAGCGGCAATCTATTACATGGCACAACTAGCTCTTCAATATATAACGCAACAAGCGGAGATGGTGTAAATATCAAAGGCCAGCAGGGTCAAATTATTATTGCTAAAAATGCTACTTCTACTGCCGACCCAGCACTTTGGCTTAACAACACAGGTGTTGATGGCGCTATTGCAACCTTTGCAAAAGACGGCACCTCAGTCGGTAGTATTGGTGTTGCTGGTTCGCGTCCGTATTTGGCAAATAACGTCAACTTTGGCATCAAGCTAGATGACTTTGGAGGCGGGCAACTTCAACCAGCCACAACCGCTGGTGCTGTACAAGACAACGCTTGTAGCCTTGGTGGCTCTAGCGCACGTTGGAAAGACCTCTACCTGTCAGGCGGTGTCTACCTAGGCGGCACAGGTTCAGCCAATAAGCTAGACGACTATGAAGAAGGGACGTTTACTGCATCCTTGCGAGGAAGCACTGGCGAACCCGGAACATTGATTACAACTACAGGTTATTACACAAAAATAGGTAGAGATGTTACTTATAACATTAGTTTTGAAAATGTTAATACAACAGGTTATTCAGGAGATGTATCTATAGAAGGATTGCCGTTTAATAACGGGTTTGGTCGTCATATGGGCACCGTTGGTGTTTATTCATTGGCAACTTGGACAGAACAAATTGTTGGTTCTGTAGATTCAGGTTCAGCGGTGATTGTAATAAGGGACATTCGTTCAGGAACCTCATGGGCTTCCGCTGAACACAATGCAGGCAGTACACGGTATCTTTGGGTAGCAGGAACTTACATGACAACAGCCTAATTATCTCAAGTGGATTCTTGAGACGGACTAAAACAGGAGAAAGACAATGGCATTAACTAAAATCGTAACAGCAGACAAAATTGAAGTAGTTACTACTCAGGACGAGGACGGCAATGACGTAACCTCTGTTCAAGTACGGACTGCCACCAAGGTACTAGAGGATGGCGCTGTAATTTCACAGTCTTACCATCGTCATGTAATCCAATCAGGTGACGACTACTCATCTGAACCCGCTAACGTACAGGCTATTTGTGTAGCCGCATTTGGAGACTAAAAATGGCTACATGGACTATTGCAACACTTGAACGAAACACTGACTCAGACCAAGGGGTAATTGTTGCCCACTGGCTAGTTACTGAAACAGAAACTGTGGGTACTGGAGATGACGCTGTGACTTACAGTGCTACATCCTATGGGACTTGTGGGTTTACCCCAGACCCTTCTGCCGCTGATTACATTGCTTATGACGACCTAACGGTAGCTGATGTCATTGGCTGGTGTCTGGGTGAGTTAGACGTTGAGGCTATTGAATCAGCCTTGACTGCTAACATTAATGAGCAGAAGAACCCTGCAACTGCTCACGGTGTGCCGTGGTAGTTGACAAACTACTAAAAGTATGCTATAATCTTTTAAGGAGTTTAAGATGGATTTAATTATTATTATTAATACTGTTACAACAATTGTTACAGTAGCTTCTATTATTGCAGCTTCAACATCTACTCCTAAAGACGATGAGTGGATTGCAAAGCTTTATAAATTTATAGACTTGTTAGCTATTAATATTGGTAAAGCAAAGCAGTAGGTGAAACTAGATATGGCAGCAAAAACTGAGATGGAGTTAGCTCTAGAGGCTTTAGATAAAATTGCTCAACATGAGAAAGAATGTGGTGAGCGTTGGGGTGAAGCCACGGCTGAACTAAGACAGTTAAAAGAGTTAGCTATGTCTCATGCTGCTAGGTGGGAAAGGCTTTCATGGCTTGTTGTTACAGTAGTTATTACTGGAGCAGCTTCTGTTATTGTAGCACACTTAGGTTAAATAATGAGTAATAAAAGATCTAAAAGAAATAACAATAAAGTCTTGAAAGCACTTCGCCAGAAGAGAGCTAAGGGTGGTCGTACTAAAAAGTTTTATGGTGGTGTTGAAGGCATGGCAGGGCTTAATATCCCTAGCGAAGCTGAGATACAAGCTCGTATAAGACAGCAGCAAGGTACTAATCAAGAAACTCCTGCGCAGAAAGCCGCTAGAGAAGCTAAAGCAAAGGCTGATAGAGAAGCTAAAGCAGAAGCGGATAGACTTGAAGCTGAACAAAAAGCAGAAGCGGATAGACTTGAAGCTGAAAAAATAGCAAAACAAGGGAAAGTTAGTAGTGACACCCAAACTACTACTACTCCTACACCTACTACTACAACATCTTCTGTTAATGATCCTAAGCCTTTAAGAAGTGATTATGGTTCTAATCTAGGTGGACGTAGAGCAATTACTGCAAAAGAAGCCTATGAAAGAGATTTAGCGGCATGGGAAGCTAGACAAGCTGCTAATATAGACGTAACAGAAGGAATTGGTAGTGGGTCTCCTACAGACATTGCCACCAGTACAGCACAACAAGAGGATACTATGAGTACAACACCTGATACTGGGGAGCCGCCACAAGTTAGCATAACGCCTCCTGAAAAGTTTGATATTCAAGAAGTAGAAGTTGAAGATGTTTCTTTAGAAGGTACTAAACTAGGCCCTGCTCAACAGATAAAGCAGCAAGAACAAGTGGGGGCGGCTACAGTCGCTGCTGCACCTACGGTAACTACAACGGCCCCTACAGCTACTACAGCAGCTATGCCCACTACTGTAACTCCTGCAACTATGGAAGCTGCGAAAGCTGAAGATTTATCAGCCACTATAGCTGCACAAGGACGTGTAAGCGATGAAGCTATTGCTCGTGCTGAAGGCCCTACACTTACTGAAAGGGCTGTAGCGGCTGAAAGAGACACTGCACAAGAGCAGGCAGCTTTAGCAGAGGCGCAAGACTTTGAAATTTCTGAAGGTGCTTATGTAGATAAAGTAACTGGTAAGGTTACTGAGGTAGCTCCTACCCGTGAAGCAGAAGCTAAACAACGTGAAGCTATTACTGGGCAACCTGCAACAACTGGACAAGCTGCTAAGATTATAGATACTGTAGGATATGAAGCAGCAAAAAGACGTACAGTTAAAGGAGAAGCAGCTAAAGGTGCAGCAGCTTCTATGATTGCAGAAGTAGGCGAACTACCTCCTGATATTACAGCAGCTATTGTAGAAGACCCTGCAACTGTTCAAGCACAAATTGATAACCAACCTGTAGAAGTACGTGCAGCAGTAGCAGCATTACCTACAGAAGCTCTTGTATCTTCTCAAATGGAAACCCTTTTAGCAGGTATGGAGGATGGAAAGACTCCTACATGGGCTAGGCCAGCCGTAGCAGCTATTGAGCAAAAATTAGCCGCTAGAGGCATGTCAGCGTCTACTGTGGGTCGTGATGCTTTATTTAATGCAATAATACAGAGTGCCTTACCCATCGCTCAGAGCAATGCACAGGCTCTTCAGCAACGTGCTGCACAAAACTTATCTAATGAGCAGCAAGCTAATCTTACACAATCTACACAAGATATGCAGAGGCGTATGGCTAACTTAGCTAATCGTCAAACAGCAGAATCACAGACTGCTGCAAATGCACAGGCTATGGCGACTCTTCAAAGTCAGTTCAGTCAACAAGCGGTCATGACTACAGCACAGCAGCAACAGCAAACACGTATGCAAAATCTGCAAAATCAACAACAAGCCGCTGTACTAAATGCTCAAATGCAACAAGCTACCAATGCTCAAAATCTTGGAAATGAGCAGCAAATGGAGTTAGCTAACTTACAGATTGCTGATGCTACGCAACGCGAAAACATGACTGCTGAAAATCAAAAGCGTCTTGCAGAAATGCAAGTGGCTGCTGACTTTCTTGCAAAGAATGCAGGTTTTAAGCAACAAATGGAGCTTGCTAATTTAAGTAATGATCAGCAGATGCGTTTAGCTAACTTGTCTGCTTTGAATCAAGCAAGTGCTGATAATCTTAGTGCAGCCCAGCAAACAGAGTTATCTAATTTAAATGCTCGTATGCAGACTAATTTACTAGAAAGTAAGTTGGCTCAAGAAATGGGGCTTGCTCAATTAAATGTTGATCAACAACGTGCTGTACAAAATGCAGCTATGGTTGCTAATGTAGACTTAACTAAGTTTAGTGCGGCTCAACAAGTAGAACTAGCTAATAGTAAGTTTATGCAGTCTATGTCTATGGCAGACTTTAATGCCGAACAACAAGCAGCTATGCAGAACGCTACTATGATGGCTCAGATGGATCTTGCAGCGGCTGATCAACGCACAAAGCTTGCTATTACTAATGCTCAAAGTTTCCTACAGATGGACATGACTAATCTTAGTAATGCTCAGCAGGCTACTATACTTGATCAACAAATGCGGCAGCAACGTATCCTTTCAGATCAGTCAGCCACTAATGCAGCACGACAGTTTAATGCAGCTTCAGAAAATCAAACTAATCAGTTTATGGCTAGTATGCAAGCCAATATGAATCAGTTTAATGCTACGCAAACAAACGCTATGGCTCAGTTTAATGCGGCAGAAGCTAACAAAGCAAGTGCTATAAATGCTGCTAATACTATTGAAATTAATAAAATTAATGCACAAATTAGAAACCAAGTTAATCAGTTTAATGCTTCTATTGAGTTCCAACGTGATCAATGGAACGCTGCTAATGCACAGGCTGTTGCACAGTCAAATGTAGAGTGGCGTAGAAGGGCTAATACTATTGATACAGCAGCCCAGAATGCAGCTAATCAACAAAATGCTCAAATGGCATTTAATTTATCAAGTGCAGAGCAAGAGTTTTTGTGGCAAAACTTACGAGATGAAGCTGCTTATATCAGAACTGCTTATGAAAATGAAGAGCAACGTAAGACTGTTATGTATTCTACAGCCCTTCAAAATGAAGCAGCGGCTGGTAAAGGTTCTAGTACAACAAGTACATTAATGACGTTAATTGCTAATATATTTAAGTAGGAAACACTATGGGATTTTTTAGTAAAATATTTAAAGGTGTCAAAAAGGTCTTTAAAAAGGTTGGTAAGGGCATTAAAAGTGTATTTAAAAAAGTCGGTAAGTTTATGGGTAAGATTGGTATTGTAGGCCAGATTGCTCTTAGCTTTTTGCTTCCGGGGGTAGGCGCTTTAATCGGTAAAGCTGCGGGGGCTATGATGGCCTCTAGTAGTGCTATTGTAAGTGGTGCTGGTAGTTTTTTAAATGCTGCTGTAAATATAGGATCTAAGGCTGGCTCACTTGTTAAAAGTGTGGGTAAAGGTGTTTTAGATGTAGTAGGAAAAACTGTAGGTACTGCTATAAATCAAATTCCGGGAGCCGGTGATTTTCTTTACAAAGTAACTTCTGGTAAAATTGACATTACTCAAATGGAAAATTTTACAGGCCCTAACGGTATCATGGCTACTGCTCAAAATGCTATTACAGATGTAGCAGCTAAAGGTAAAGATTTATTTTCTATGGATACTCTTACAAAAGAAAATGTATTTTCCCAACAAGCTAAAATATCAAAAGGACTTGAAAAATATGCTAAGCCACTTACTGAAGCAACGGTAGAAGTTTCTCCTGATGAGTTTGCGGAAAGAATAACCGCAGGGGAGTCTCCAATGCAGGCCAGTATTCCAAAACCAGAAGCACTAGCAGAAATAAAAGCACCTACTTCTTTTGAAGAGGGATTTGCTCTATCTCCTGAGGATGCGACAGCAAGAAGTTTGTCTACAGGCCAAGCAGACTACTTTGGAATACAACCGCAACAACCAGCTTCTTTGTTGTCTGCTCCTGAAGTACCTACTTTAAGTGCAGAGCAACTAGCAAGTGGTTACGAGTACACAGCTACAGGAGTTACGACACCGCCTCAAACACTTACTGATAAATTTTTAGGCACCGAAGTAGGCCAAACGGTACAAGCTAAGGCTACAGAAGCTGCTGGTAAACTCACCAAAGCCAATGTAATTAGTGCTATTGGTAAAACTTATGGGCAACAGGGAGAAGCTGTGAGTGGCGGGAGCTATACTTCTTTTGATATTCCTGAAATGGAACAATTTGGGATGGCTGCTACAGTAGCTGATCAAACACAACGAAGGATTAATAGAACTCAAATTTCAAACTTTGGTAATACAGTTGATCCACTATATACGCCCCAATCTAGTTGGGGTAAAACTCTTGCGGAGCTTACAGCATAATGTTAGAACAACCTAATCAGCAGCTAGAAGAATATCAAAGCCGTATGGATCGTCCTATACCCGGACAGTCCCTAACTGAAGACCCTGACAGCCCTCAACCATATGTATCGGCACCAGAGTTTACTGTTATTCAAGAGGCTTTAGATTATCTTTTTGTTACTGTAACAGAAGAAGAAACATACGAGAATGTAATGTCTTCTATAGCAAGAGGAGTCTCTATTATGGAGATTACTCAGCTACTTCTTTTTGCAGGCTTTAATGAAGGTAAGTGGAATCCAGACTTAATGCTTCTTCTTGCAGAACCTACAGCATATATGCTTATGGGTCTGGCAGAACGCGCAGGAATTGATTATGAAATTACTGATGAAGATGATGATGAAATCAATGTCTTCGGTGCTGCTCTACCACAAGAAAAAGCACAGCAGTTAGAAAATAGAGAAATTCCTGAAGAGACTGTAGAGCAAATAGACAATACTGAGTTACCAAGTTTAATGGAGAAACCGACTCCAAGTTTGATGCAGAGGCAATAATATGGCTATTGAAGAAACCTATCGAAGTCTACTAGGCGCTCAACGCCAACGTCAGAAAAAAGAAGAGCGTCAAGATATGCTTTTACAGGCAGGTACTCTTGCGACTAATATTTATCAACAAAAGTTAGATGAAAAGGCTCAAGAGTTTTTTGACCGTACTGAAGTTGCTAATCAACGTATTAAGTATCAAGAAGGTTATGATCTTTATAATAATAAAATTAAAAAGATATACGATGAAGGTACTCAAAGTACTTTAGGTCTGGGGGAGTATTTGGTAGGTAATATAGCGCAGCCTATTGCACAAGAAAGAATCTATGCAAACTTTGACGAAGACATGGTTAGTGATCCCGATAAGCTTGGGAGTGCTGTTAGATCTTATGCAGAAGAGATGGTCTATGGAGGCTTAGACGCTCAAGGTAACCGCATGGGCGGTGGTATGCTTGATAAACTACAAGCGGCTTATGATAGCGGTAAGACTCTTAAAAGTATGGATAAGTACGATGAGTATATTTCTCGCAGGGCTGATTTACCTGAAAATGTAGGTATGGCCTTGGTCGGTAGATTTTTTAATGGTAAAAGCAGACAAGAAGTAGAGGCTGATGCGCTGCAAAGGATTGCAACAAATAATCAGTTTGATGAAAACTCTGCTGCTTTTATGGCGCTTGCTAAAGCATTTGACTCAGGTATGAGTCTTACTAATTCAGAAAAAGTTGCTAAGAAGGTTCAGGCGTACACTGAAAATATTAAAATGAAAGCTGATGAGTTTTTAAAGGATTCTAAAATTGTAACTGCTAAAAGGCCAGATGGGAGGGGTGGGCAGTTTGAATATACATATATCCAAGATATGTATGAAAATAGAAGGACAGGGGCAGTTCGTACAGTAGATAGGGCAAATACATCAGATCCTTTTTCTACAAGAATATTTAAAAACGAGCAAGTAACGCTTCCCGGTGAAGTTATAGAAGGGGAAGAAGTAGATCCGCTAACAGGTAAGGTTGTAAAAACAAAAGAAAGAACTTATACCACTGTATCTGGTAAAAACATGTTTAAAGATATTGAAGTAAATACTGTTGGCGAAAATCCTCTAAGAGGAGATATTACTACAGAGGTATCAGCTACTTTAATTGATGCGGCCAATCAAACAGTGAATGGTGTTATTTTACAACAACCTGATGCGCCTATTGTAAGAGATGCTTTTGCGGCACATCAAGAAAGACTTTATGGTGAAGATGAAGAACAGAAAAAACAATACAGAGCAGATATAAATCGAAATGTACATATTATGGGTTACAATTTAAGTCAAGAATATGGCTTTGATTTACCCACAGGTAGGAAAATTGCTGCTCAAATATTTGTAAATGATGTAAGGTACAATGAAGAAACAGATGGCGAGTTTAAAAACTATAGAGGTGCTAATTTGTATTCTTCTACGGAGTCAAACGGTTTAAGAATTCTTGAAGCAATAAATGATTTAAATATGTCAGACGCTGAGTTTAGGCTGGGAGGCATTGCTGATGAAAAAGAATTTGTTGAGCGTTTAATTCCAGATTTAATCAGTAAAAATAATTTAACAGCTTTTAGAGGTCGCAAAGGCGCTAGTACAAGAGAAGATGCTATTTTTGATGAGGAAAGTAGACTATATTTTCTTTCAAAAAATATGCCTCAAGATGCCAATATTAATAATTATTTTAACCTCCCTATAAATTTAGGCGTTCCTTACGCAGATGCAGGTTTAACTCTTTATGATTATATTGAAAGAGAAACTATGGGAACAATTTCTAGAGGTCAGAATCTTAAAGAATATTATGGTGAACTAACTGAGGCTGAAGAACTTGCTAAAATTCAAGCGACTCTTGGCGGCGCTAAATAAAGGATGTTAAATGATATTTGATGATACATTCAAAAAAGAAGAGGATGTAAAAGGCCCTGTATTTGTAAAGCCTTCTATTGATTCTACGGCTATGCCCACAACAACAAATGCTTGGCGTAACGATCCTAGAGTTCAGGCGGCAGCAGAAAGATACACATATGCTCTTTCTAAATTAGATAATACTTTTGATCCCGGTAGTTATTTTGATGATAATCGTGACATTGTAGAGGTCTTGCGGGACGAAGACAATCGAATTGCGACTATTATTAATCGCGCTGGTAATTTAGATGAGTTATCGCCTCAGGCAAAAAAAGACTATAATTTTCTTAGAAGTACTTGGCAAAATACAAATCCTTCAAATTTTGATGAGTGGACAGACTATGCTGCTGATTTAAGTACAGATATTTTTGCAGATCCTTTAAATGCCCTTGGTTTGATTTTTACTGGAGGTAGTTCAAACATAGCTGCTCAGACTGCCGGTAAAGAAGGTTTAAAGCAAGTTTTAAAAAGAGCAGCAGTTTCTGATAGCACTAAAGCTCAAACTATAAGAGGTGCTATAGCGTCAGGTGCTTATGGAACTTTACATGAAGATCAACTACAACGTGCTGAAATGGCTACAGGTTTGTCTTCTGATTATCAAATTGCGCGTACAGCAACAGTAGGGGGCGTAAGTGCTTTGGCTGGTGCGGCGCTTGTCGGATCAGTTGCAGGAACAAGTAAGTTCTTTAAAAACCGTGCTAAAGAACGCATGGATGCTGATGAGCAGTTTAGAAAAGCCAACAGCGAAGGCCCTGAAGGTATAGACCCAAATGTACAACAGGCTGTAGATGATAACATCGAAATACTAAAGCGTAGCTCTAGAACAGATGTTTCTGCTGATGTTACACCCGGAAGGGCTTCTGTAGTTATAGACCAAGAGCCTATTCAATCTTTTTCTGAAAATGTAAGTAAGAAGGCTGGAGGCGGCGAAAGAACCACACAAGAAGTAGCTGACACTGTTAATCAGGTTATGCGAGATTCCGCTAATAAACCACTAGACAACTTAGGGAGGCGTGTAGGGTTTGAAGTAAATAGAATTATAAATAGATATGGGGCTAAGATGTTTTTTAAACCTGTATCGGTTGTTGAGTCATTTAGTAAGTTTTCACAGACCGCTAATGATCTCATGAAAAAGTTTAGATACGATGCTGGTCGTAACGTGTGGGGAGATCGTGACTATGATGCTCAAGATTTCTTCGAGGTCTATAAAGAAACAGCAGGCCGATACTTTGTAAGAGCTAAAGTGGCAATGGAGCCTCTTGCACTTAATATGCGTGGTAAGCTCTCTGAAGTCGCTAATAATAATATTATAAAAACTTTGCGCGGTGCAGAGCCTGCGGGTGAAGCTGTAGGTACTATTGCAGGCGAGCTTAGAGAAATACTAGATGATATAGCTGGCAGGCTTTTAGAAGAAGGCTTTATTGATGAAGCGGCTACAAACTATGTTCCTCGTATGTGGAGCAGGTCTGCTATTGAAAAAAATAAAGAAACATTTATATCTAAGCTTATGGATGCCAACGAGGTCAACTCTGTAGAAGAGGGCCTGAGAGTAGTTGAAGAAATGCTTGATAAGAAAAATCAACTAGATGGTGGAAGCTCAGGCGGTAATGCTTTCTTTTTTAAGCGACAGTTTAATCTTATTGAAGATAACGAGTTTGAAGAGTTCTTGAACAACGATATTGTTGATGTTATGAATACTTACATTTTTCAGTCCTCTAAGCAGTTGGCTAAAAAACAAGTATTCGGTGTTAGAAACTTAAAAGAATATAGAAAAAGATACGTAGATAACATCCGTGCAGAAATGCGTAAGGCTGGTAAAACCCTTACAGTAGGTGATGAAGAAGATCTAATCAATATCTGGAAGCTTACTACAGGAGAAGATGTTAGTAGGTTTGAAAGCAGTAAAGTACAAGGTTTTATTGATGCCTACAGTGTAGCTAACCGTTTAGCCTATCTACCCCTTGCAACCCTTTCAAGTGTTACTGAGGTCTTTATTAATGTAGGTAAGGCAGGCGTAACTAAAACTCTAAAAGGTCTTGCAAAGTCTACTGATGCTGCTCAGGACACCATACAAAAGCAACTAAAAGAAAAATTAGGTAAGCAAGGTCTTACTGAAAATGAAATCTGGAAAGAGATGAACAAGTTTGGTCTTGCTCTGGATACTGCTATGTCAGACTTAGCTGATAGGCTTGCAGGCGATGGTCTTAGCTCAGAGCTTGCTAGAAAAGTAAACAATAATTTCTTTAGGTTAAACTTCCTAGATCAGTGGACTAAATCAGTTCAGATGATGTCTTATGTAACTGGTAAAACTTTGATAACTGATAATCTTAGGGCCATCGCAAAGAATAAAGGGCTGCCAGATTCAAGAAGAATTACTCGCCTGAAAGATGAGTTAAAAGAATTAAATATTGATATTGAAGGGGGTCTTAACTGGGTTGAAACAGGCAATAAAGATTTTGAAGAAGTCATACAGCGCGGTGCTTCTAGATATGCTAATGAAGTTATTTTAAATCCCTCCGCAGAGTCTGGGCTAAAACCCATGTGGATGGCAAATCCTCAGTCATCTATACTGTTTCAGTTTATGGGATACCCCGCTGCCTTTACAAATACAGTACTTAAAAATGCTGCCAAGGGACTTTTACGTGATCCCATTCAGAATGCACCCAGAATTGTTCCAGCGGCTCTTATCATGACTGAAATGGCACGGTGGACTAACTATGCTCGAAGTGGTGGTGAGTCTGAGAGATTTAAAGATCGTGAACAGATATATACTGACGCTGTTGTTCGCTGGGGTGGTAATGGCCTTATTGCAGATATGATGGGTCGAAGTAGAAAAGCAATGGAAATTTACCAAGACCCTATGGCTGGTGTTGCAGGTCTATTCGGCCCTGTAGGGCAAGATCTATATACTCTTGTACGCCGTGGAGACATTGTAAGTTTCTTCGGTAAAAAAGTACCTTTATACGGCGCAGGCAGGACGATTGAGCGCACATTTGATGTTGAGTTTATGGATGAGTATAACAAAAATCTTAAAGAACTCAATGAAAAATTTGAGGAGGCTGTTGTACCCGAAAGATCCAGAAAGCCTTTTATGTATGCAGCAGGCGGTGTCGTTAAGAATGTACCTAATGTGCCCGAAGAGCCTGATCAGCGTATTGATAAAATAACAGGCCGTCCCTACGACAAGCAAGCTGGCGAAGCCTTTGTAGATAACGAAGAAGATCCTTTGGCTAGGCTTGGATTGGTTGTCGGCGGTCTTGCAAAGCCCGTTGCAAAAGTTGCTAGGACTGTTACAGATGAGATAGCTGATCTGATTAAAAGTTATTCTAGTAAAGACGCAGATCCCGAATCAATTAAAAAGGCTGCTAACGATATAGTAGATCTTCAGATTGGTCAAGATGATTATGAAATTGAGCAAATAAGAAAGTCTCTAGAGCGTACATCTTTTACAGACTACGATGAGTATGTTAACGAGCCTGTAGAAGAAGTACTAGATAAATATCGTCTACGTGAAACAGAAGAAGAATCTTTTATTCAGACTCAGGGGCAGTTTAGAAATACTGATGAGATACTATTAGAGGATGATTTTGTTCCTGATTTAGATAAGGATGTAGGCGAAGCGGGTATTAGCCTAAGTAGAATTCGTGAGGCTAACGATCCTATTTCACAAAAAACCTCAGGCATTTTAAACAGATTAATTCAAAAAATGCCTAGGGTTAGTAGGTCTGCTGATCCTGTTGTAGAGGCAGATCCTGAAGTACGACAAGCAAACATAGATAGAATATTAGAAGAGTCTGTTGTAAAAACGCCTGTTTATCGTGCTACAGGGCATGGCGTGGATACTGACTTTGATGTTGGTTTTACACTGGCTAATGAAATATCTCCGCACTTTGGTACAAAGGGCCAAGCAGATGATTTAGCAATTAGACGATATTTTGATTACGAGATAGGCTATACCGAAAAAGTACCAGCAGAACTTCTTTATAATGCAGGAGCTAAGATGCCCGGAAAGACTCCTTCTATGATTAAAGGTTATTTATATATAAAGAACCCTATCACCATTGAGTCTGACTTTGGAGTGTGGAAGGCAGAGGAGATTTTGCAAGATAGAGAGCAAGTTGATACTTTGATTGACAGCATGGTTAAAAGTTCTAATGGTAAATTAAAAGAAAAAGAACTTCGAGCAGAGTTGTTTGATACTACATCAAAGAGCTTAAAAGAATATAAAGAAGTAATTGATAGTTATGATACTAATATTCCAGAAATTGAATTGCAAATAAGAATTAGGCGTTATGATGTAAATGATAAACTTAGGGCATTCTTAAAATCAAAAGGCTTTGATGGTATTAAATACCTTAATAAGTTTGAAGACAAAGGTGCGAAAGAGTTTTCATATATTCCATTTGAGCCTCAACAATTCAAAGCTGTCTTTGCAGAAAACTTTGATTTAGAAGATCCTAGAGTCTATAAGGCAGAGGGTGGTGTAGCACGTGCCGATATGCGTAGGTCTGATGGGTCTGTTAAGTCAGCACAGGGTTTCTTAGGGCCTGTTGAGAACACAGTACAGGGCGGCACTATGACTGAAGTTTCTATAGGGACAGAGATTAATGGAAAGAAAATGGAAATACCTACAATGGTGCCTACACTTACAGAGGATGAGGTTAAGACGCTATCATCTATGAAGCTGGAGGGTAATGCTAAAAACATTCCTGAGTCTATTATTATGAAGGCCAAGGAACATGCCCGTATGCGCTTAGAGCAGGGCAAGAGTCCATTTTATCAGGACGGTGAATGATGTATAAGTATTTCACAGAAGAAGAGTTAGAATGTAAGCACTGCCAAGCCAAGGGTATAGACCCTATGTTCATGAAGAAGGTGGATGCCTTGCGTGAAAAGATGGGATTTAGCTTTCCTGTAACCTCTGCATACCGCTGTAAAGACCACCCCATAGAGGCCCGTAAAGCCTCTCCGGGGGCACATGCGTCAGGGAGGGCCATAGATATAGGGGTATCCCATGAAAGGGCTTACAGGCTCGTACAGGGCGCTGTAGAGGCAGGCTTTAGTGGTATTGGTGTTAGTCAGAAGGGTGGTGTAAGGTTTATACACCTTGATGACCTTGAAGACTCTGAAGGCCGTCCAAGACCACACATCTGGAGTTATTAATATGAGTATTGTAGCAAGCTTAGTAGGCCCTGTATCTGGACTACTTGATAAGTTTATTGAAGACAAGGATCAGAAGAATGCTTTGGCCCATGAGATTGCTACCATGTCTGAGAAACATGCACAGGAGTTAGCTAAGGGTCAACTTGAGGTTAACAAAACTGAAGCAGCACACTCTAGTATCTTTGTAAGCGGCTGGAGGCCCTTCATTGGCTGGACATGTGGGCTGGGTATGTTTGGTAACTTCATTACAATTCCATTTTCTAACTTTGTGCTGGCCCTAGTAGGCGTAGATATTTTTATACCTCTAGTACCTTTAGAGACTATGATGCCAGTACTTATGGGTATGCTAGGCTTGGGTGCAATGAGGAGCTACGAGAAGACCCGGAAATGATTATTGAGAGCGTAGCAGCGGCCTCTGCAATCTTAACATCTATTAACGGTTTAATTAAACAAGCTAATGAGACTGGGGCAGGGATGCAACAACTCATGGGTACTATATCAGACTTTGGAGAAGCTTTAACAAACTTTGAAATAGATCGTAAGTCTAGTACCTTTAAGTCCCTTAGCCAGAGTGAGATCTTAAAGCTCACCATGCTCAAGAAATCCTATGAGAGATACTGGAAGGATGTACATGACCTGCTGTTAGTGGCAGATCCAGAGATGCTAGAGTCTTTTAAAGAGGCTAAAGCAGAACAGGAACATCAACGTCAAAGACACATGGCTATGTTAGCTAAGAAAAAAAAAGAAAGAGATCTTTTAATTCATCAACTGACTGTGGGTGCTGCAGTGTTAGTGATCGGAGGGGCGCTGGCTGTAGGAGCCGTAATGTTAATTATAAAAATACTTACTTAATGGAGTTAGAATGCCAGCTAAAAAGAAAACTAAATCTAAAGTAAACGAGGCAGGTAACTATACCAAGCCTACTATGCGTAAGCGTTTATTTAATAAGATCAAGGCAGGAAGTAAAGGCGGTAAGCCGGGCCAGTGGTCAGCACGTAAAGCTCAGATGCTTGCTAAGGAATACAAAGCAGCAGGTGGTGGGTATAAGTAATGGCACTCAAGAAGTCACAGAAATCCCTCAAGAAGTGGACTAAAGAGAAATGGGGAACCAAGTCAGGTAAACCCTCAACACAAGGAAAGAAAGCAACAGGTGAAAGGTATCTCCCGAAGAAGGCTAGAGAGGCTTTATCAGACAAGGAGTACGCTGCCACTTCCAAAAAGAAACGTGAAGACACGAAGAAAGGAAAGCAGCACTCAAAGCAACCCAAAAAGATAGCTAAGAAAACAGCGAGGCATCGTAAATGATGGATAGAGAAGAGTACAAGAAGGGTGGTAAAGCTAAGAAGAAAGACCCACGGTTAGCCCGTGCAGGCGTTAGCGGCTATAACAAGCCTAAGAGAACTCCTAAGCATCCTAAGAAGTCACATGTTGTAGTGGCTAAAGAAGGTGACAAGATCAAGACTATTCGGTTTGGTGAGCAAGGGGCTAAGACGGCAGGTAAGCCAAAGGCGGGAGAGTCTGACAAGATGAAGAAGAAACGTGCAAGCTTTAAAGCGCGTCACGCTAAGAATATTAAGAAGGGTAAGATGAGTGCGGCATATTGGGCTGATAGGGCCAAATGGTAGGGCCTGTATCACCTGTATCAAACATGCTACTGAGTAGTTATGTCAACACAGAGACACGTACTTCTATTGTTAATAGCGGCGGGGATACTGGTAGAATTGACAGTACTGTTTTCAGGACTGTGTACTACCAGTACGATCATGGGACAATAAGTGTACGTAATGTATCCTCATCATCCCAGATCATCAACCTTTTAGTTTAAAGCTTCTAACTCCTTTTCAAGATGTTCATGAAGTGTACCAACCTTAGTATCTACCTCACTTAATATTTTTTTAACTAAAGGTATGTCATCGCTGTCAAATACAGAACCAATCTTTTCAACTGGTAGTTTACTATATTCACTCATTATATTACCTTTAGAGTTTATGAATACTTTAAAACTTATGATGTTAGCCTCCATACTATGCGACCTTATTGAAGGTAACTTTACCAACATCCCCACGTAAGCCAGCCTTCATGTAGGTAGTAGCACGACCTTCAAAGAAGTTCTGATGCTCTACACCCAGTACATCATCAAGCCAGTTTAGTGGATTGTCCTTTACCTCGTAGTTAGGCTTCAAACCTAGCTGTAGCAAGCGACGGTCAGCAATGTACCTGATGTACTGTTGCATCTCAGCCTTAGTCAAGCCCGGTATGTCACCCTGCTCAAACACCAAGTCCAAGAACCTATCCTCTAGGTCAACCATCTCCCGACATGCCTGATAGATTTCAGCCTTGAAGTCATCAGTCCACAGATCAATGTTCTCCTGAATAAACTCCCTGAATAGCTTTGTCATGGCTTCTACGTGCATGGATTCATCACGGATACTGTATGTAATGATCTGCCCCATGCCCTTCATCTTACCAAACCTTGGGAAGTTAAGCAGGATGATGAAGCTGCTAAATAGCTGCAAGCCTTCAGTAAAGCCTGAGTAGATAGCTAGTGCCTTAGCAATGGACTTCTTATCGCCCTTGGTGACCTTCACAGAGTTAATGTATTCATGCTTGTCTGCCATAGCCTCATACTCTGCAAACGCCTTATACTCAACCTCTGGCATTCCTACGGTGTCCAGTAGCAGGCTGTAGGCATGTTGGTGTATGGACTCCATGTTAGCAAAGCTAGACATCATCATACGTGCTTCAGGCTTCTTGAAGATACGCATGTACCTGTCAACGTACCCAGCACCTACGTCTACATCAGACTGTGTAAACAGACGGAAGATCTGAGTCAGTAGATTCTTTTCCTCATCAGTCATTGTCTGCCAGTCTTTAACATCATTGTGCAATGGCACATCTTCAGGGAACCAGTGCATCTGATTCTGTTGTGAGTAGTAGTCGAACATCCAAGGATGGTCAAACGGTTTGTAGTAATCTCTAGTATCTAATAGGCTCATGCTGTGGCTCCCCTTAGCTTAGAAATAAGACTGTTAAAGTATGCTGGTCTAAGCGGCTCTTGTTTGGTTGCTTTTCTATCTTCTGATATTTGGGTTCTAGTTCTAAAAAACCCTTTATGTTCTGGGAACATGTCCATAAACTTTCTTGCGTAGAAAGCTCTGTAGTTGTTGTTCAGTTTGAACTGGTTAATACCATCACCACCTATATCTTTTTCCCATCTTATTCTTTCAAAAACAGCGTTTACGCTATAATTTTTATATCCTTTTGATATAATTTCTTTTGAAAAACGGACAAACATATCCCAAACTTCTGGGTGTTCTTTGTTAAATTTTAAGTATTGCTCCCGCATTTCATCTAGTCTTGTATCACTCAAGCTGCATCTCCCTCTTTGATAAAGACACCATGACTGTTCATGTGTCCCTTGCGATCCTTAATATCATTATACGCTACCTTTAAACATTCCTCAAGTGTCGTATCGTTCATAATGGCTAGGGTGTTTAACACTACTAAACAGTCACCGATGTCATCAGTAACGTCACGCACCTTGGCTATGTTATCGCCTAGCTCACCTATTTCTGACACAAGTTTAGCAAACTGTGCCAAGGGTGTACTGTTGTTAATTATACCTCGCTGCATAGACCATACGCTAATCAGGTGTATTAGTTCATCGCTCATTCTTTTTATTCTCCAAATGTTCTTCAAGCAACCTAGTCAAGCCTATGTCAAGTAGTAGCTGTACTGCTTGAGAGTCTAAGTCCAGTTCCATGTTAGCAGAGCCATCCTCATTCTCTGTGACTTTCTTAACAACTATCTTAGGTAGATCATCAATCATCTATCTCATGCCCCGCAGTAATTACAACAGACTTAAATACTTCAATCATGTATACAAGCTCTTTTACATCTAGAGAAGTAGTTGACTTAGCATGCAACATACCCTCTTCATCCCAACCAAGGATTAGTACGTCCTTGTAACTGCCCTTGGCATCCTCTAAAACCTCATCAGCCGTAGCGTCTTCAGGCATTAAGTTAATTATGTTACTCATTAAAAATGTGTCTCCAGAACAGTTAGTTTATCTTCTGCCTCAGCAATCTTTCCTACAAGAGTATCCATAGTTTCTATCAAGTTACCATGCTCACCTACACCTGCTGGGTTATCTAAATAGTTTTGTACTTCTGCTTTGTATACTTCTATCTCAGCTTCGTACAGTCGCATCATGGCGTTAATCTTGGGGTCTATCACTGTATCCATCCTCCAGTAATTCTTTGTACTTGTTTAGGTACTCCTTGTAACTCAAGGGTGCCTCCTGTTGTTTGATCTTATCGTTCATATAACTAGACCACATCTGCATACAGTAGTTACTGAACAACATAATCTTATCATCTTGTTCCCTATAGTATGCCAGATAATCAGACCAAGTGGCATACTTTTTTAACTCTGTTATATAGAACTGCGCTCTGTATACTGGGTGTTCATCCTTCACAACTTAGGCACTCCCCGTCTTCAAGGTTAATTCTAGGGATTTTGATGTTAACATTCTCTGTATTTCTAGCTGCTGTAGAGCGCAGGTAATACATAGATTTGAGTTTGTTAGCTCCTGTCCAATGTACACTGTTAACATACTCCAGATACTCATCGTGTACCTCCTGTGGTGCTGTAGCTGGTGGTGGCTCAAAGAATAAGTTTACTGACTGTGCTTGGCAGACATACTTCTGTCGCTGGTAGGCATGTTCAATGATCCAGATCTGGTTTAGTTCTGGTGCTGTCTTAAATACTTCCTTTTCTTCTTCAGTAAGTCCATCAAGGTTTGCCACAGAGCCTTCAGCAGCCGCAATATCCTTCCACGTTTTCTCTGTGTTAATACCTTTGGTTTCAAGTAGTTCCTCCAAGTATTTGTTTTTTACTTTATACGACCCCGTAAGAGTTTTGTGCGTAAATACGTTAGCCCTTGTAGGCTCAATACTAGGGCTTGTTCCACCACATATAATACTAGAACTAGCATTAGGGGCAATAGCAAGGAGATGGGAATTACGCAAGCCACTACCAGCCATGTCAGGAGCCTCCCCACGGTCTCCAGCCAAACGCCGGGAAGCCATCGTAGCTCTGTCTTTGATAGCTTTAAACGCTCTATTGTTAAAGCTGGCGGCGTACATTCCTTCAAAAGGGATTCCATTACGTTGAAGGTAACTATGAAAACCCATCGCTCCAAGACCAACCGCACGTTCTCTATATGCACTATAAGCGGCTTTTGCAAAGCCTGTTTTATCTGGTTCCACATTTTCTAAAAACTCCCGTCTGTTCATGCCAGTCTTGGGATAGCTATGACTACCACCTGTGGCGTTATCAATGAAGTGTTCAATGGTGTTATCTAACATGGTAATTAGATCATCAATAAACTGCTCATCGTCTTTCCAATCATCAAAGTATTCTAGGTTAACACTGGACAAACAACACACTGCTGTACGCTGCTCACTGGTTGGTAGGGTAATCTCAGAGCATAAGTTACTCTGGCGTACCTGTAGCCCTAGCTCCTTCTGTGACTGTGGTAGAGCCTCATTACAGCGGTCTAGGTTAACAATGTATGGTTCACCTGTCTCTGCTCTAGTATGCACTAGCTGCCACCATAAGTCTCTTGCTGATACAGTCTTGATTGCCTGCTTAGACTTGGGGTCAACTAAACGCCACTGGTCATCATTCTTAACGGCTGTAAGAAACTCATCTGTGATTGTAATACCGTTGTGTAGGTTAAGACACTTACGGTTTAAGTCCCCACCAGTAGTCTTACGCATAGCAATAAACTCCTCCACCTCTGGGTGGCTGATGTCCATGTACGCTGCATATGACCCCCTACGGGTTACACCTTGGTTGAAGGCCAGCATCTGACTGTCCACTACGTGCATGAAAGGGATGCTACCAGTAGACTGACTGCCGTTAGCAGTAGAAACGCCGTTGCTTCTAACATCACCCCAATATCCACCCAAGCCTCCACCTCCACTTGCCAACCAAATGTTCTCATCATAGTGGTCAGATAGGCCACGCCTTGAATCAGGAACATAATTAAGAAAACAGCTAATAGGGAGGCCACGAGTGGTTCCCCCGTTGCTAAGTATAGGAGTGCTAAAACCGAACCAACTCTTACTTGCGTAGTCGTAAAGTCGCTGTGCAAGATTGTAGTCAGTATGTCCTTGATACGTTGCACCGTAGACCGATGCTCTGGCGAAGGCTTCTTGGGCATGTGTTTCATCTTTCCAAAGGTATCTATCTTTTATTGTTTCCAGAGAAAAATTATTAAGAGTATCTTCTAAATCGTAATCAATCTGAATCCCTAGATAATCCTGCTTGCCAATTTTTGATGTCATACTCATCATCCTTTTCATTTAACTGCTCTTTTCTGTAGCCCCTAGTCCTAGCTTTATTCTTGGACTGTTTCTTTTTATTAAACCTAGCAACCCTCTCAGCTTTTCTATCGTAGCTGCTCACTTGGATGCTCCAATAAATAATTAATTAACTTTTCTTCGTACCAACGAGCCTTACGCAGATCTTCTACAGGTTTACCCTTGTATCTAAACCTCCACATGTACTTCAAGGCATTTCCGCGTAAGTACCCAATGTACTCATCATGGGTCAGCATACCTTGGATAGCTTCAATACATTCCATACTGCCATTGTTGTAATGCTCTGGTCGGTTAACTACATCGTAGCTCTTAGCCATAGCCTCCTCAGAGAACCTTGGATGGTGGTTGGGTTCGTTGTCTTCGTCATCATAGTAGAAATGTTCTTTGGGTGCAGCGTCTTCTATAGTCTTAAATGCCATTCTATTCCATTCCTGTGGAGTGATATTATCAATACTCATTGCATTTCCAAATCAAGCTTGTCATTTCTCTTCTTGTAATCTTCAGATTCTCTGGCTTTAGGATCAATCCAACTATCTGGTATTGTTTCTTCACTAAACCATCTGAAGCCGTTAGCCTCTGCCCATTCCGCATGAGATCTTTTAGTGCCGTCCTTACGGCGCTTGGCTCCCGGCATAGGGGCTGAAGGATTAGCAAACAAGAATACCAGTTCAGTATTTTTAGGCAAGATCTTTTTAACCCAGATGTACTTATTGTACTCTTGGAAGTCCCAGAACCTTCCCTTAGATTCAAGCAGGATCTTCTTTCTACCTATCTTTCTAACAAAGTCAGGCTCGTATTTATGCTCTATAATATAAGGAACTAAATCTGTATGGTGTTCCCAATCTTTTAAAATAGACTCATGTAATAACATTTCCCAGATAGAATCGTATTTATTACCGTCTTTTTTTACAAGCTTTGGGCGAGGTACTCTAGGTTTGCGCCAACCGCTAGGGGCTTTCTTTTTAGTACTAATGACTTACTCCCCGCTTTGCATAGTTTTCTAAATCAGACATAGTTGTATCTTCTATCCGCAAACCAAGCTTAACAAACTTTTTGAGTTGTTTCCTAACCCACTGAGGGCTGTAGAAACTTAGTCTTATAGAGTTGTTAGCATAAAAGTAATTAGCTTCAGGCAAGTATTGCTTAAAATTATTTTTATTTATTTTATCATGATCTTCTTCAGGCACTAGAGTTTTCAACCAATCAAAAAGTATTGCGTCGGCTTGGCGGGATATTTTCTTACATACTTTAGAGTTCATCAGTAATCTCCGTAACTCTTGGGAGAGATTTAACTTCTGTCATGTACACAGGCCCCTTGGCATAACTAAATACCCGTAAGCCTTTTCCATTATTAGCATCAGCGTAGCAATCGAACTTGTAAGAGCAGTAATTACAGCCCTTATTAAGCTTCATATTGCCTGATTTACCATCAGGGGTGGGACTATAACATCTCTCTGGCGGGGTGTCAATTGACAAAGTTGAAAGTAGTCTATCTATTGTAGAGCTTATATTGATTTTGTCAAGCTCTTCAGGTTGGAAAAAAGCTAACTCTCCTGTCTCTTTGTTTATAACAAGAAAACCTCCGTTGTCTGTACCTTCAGCTTCTTCATAACCAGATAGCTGGGCTATGTAACCAAAGGGATCGTCCTCTGGTAGGGTACCATTAGAGAATTTCTGAAAGGCCCTGCCAGAAGCCGTCTTTATATCCACTACCTCACCATCTATCTTACAGTCCATATGACCAGATATGCCCTTAACCTTTACTTCTTTTTGACAGTCGCTGACCTCGTGGCCTGCGATCTTAACCAAGAAAAGTAGCACCTCTTCTAGTATATGACCATACATAAACTTGATGAAGGTGGATGGTTCTATACTTCCTCTTCCACTAGCGCCAGCTTTGTTCTCATACCATAGTTGTCTAGCAGGACGGCCCACGTTAGACATTCTAAGTGTAAACTTTTTGTTCCTTTCAGGCACATTCTGCCACTGCT